ATTTGCTATCAACAAATAAACTTAGAGGATTATGCTTTTAGAAAGGCATTAATGCAATTCAGTCAACCAAGCTTCACTGGAAATACTTATTCAGGTGGAATGGGAATGAAACGCAAAAACCTCTCAAATAAGAAATAACGATATTGTTATATAATCACAAAATAAATTAGATATGGATTCAAAAATACTTTTGAATAAAATCTTTACTTTGTTATCAATCGATACAAAAGAAGTTGAACTTACACGTAATGTTGTGTATGGTTCTTTACTTCCTGACAACGATATCTTAGAAGTATCTGAATGGAAAATCGGTGTTCCTGTATTCATTATTTCAGAAGATGGTAATAAAAAACCTCTTACTGATGGTGAATACGACATTGTAATTGAAGATACAGCTGATGGTTTATCACAAGGTGGTCCTACAAAGTATGCCTTAAAAATCGACGGCAATAAGATTGAGTCACTTCAGATTAAACAACTTAAAGAGACTAAAGCAATCACAAACAAAACACAATCAGAAAAAACCGAAACTATGGAATTGAAATCTATGGAGGAGAAAGCAATGGTTCCAGAAACCAAATCTCCTGAAAAAGAAGAAATGCAGGAACCTCTAAAAGATTTAGGTCCTGAAGAAAAGTATGCAACTAAAGCTGAAATCGAAGACATCAAGAAAGCGATTGAAGAATTAACTAAAGCATTTGCTTCATTGACTAAAGAAAAAGGCGATGAAACAGAAATGGGTAGCGAAGAGAAGATGGTAACTGTACCTGAAACTAAAGTACCTGGTAAAGATGTTAAAATGTCTTCTGCTCGTAAATTAACTGGTGCTCCAGAAGCTGTTAAACCTGCTTACAACGAATTTTATAACAACAAATCAGAATTTGAAACTACTCAGCAACGCGTATTCCGCAAGATGAGTGAATTCAATTAATTAATTAAACAAATATTTTAAAACTTATTAAAAATGAATAAGAACGTATTTTTACAACAGCCTACATTAGATGGCAACACCTATAGTGGTGAATTTGCTGGTAAGTATATCGCTGCCGCGCTTTTTAGCTCACCAACAATCGACAAAGAGTTGATTACTGTACTTCCTAACGTACGTTACAAAGAAGTTATCCAGAAGTTTGACTTCTCTAACTTAATTGGTAACGCTGCTTGTGATTTCGGTAACGCAACTCCTGCTTCAATGTCAATCTCTGAAAGATTATTAACAACTGAAGAATTTCAAGTTAACTTACAATTGTGTAAGAAGCAATTACGCCAAACTTGGGAAGCTACTATGATGGCTCCTTCAGTATTAAATGACACTTTGCCTACTTCATTCTCTGATTTCGTAATCGGATATGTTGCTCAGCAAGTTGCTCAACAAAACGAAACTAACATCTGGCAAGGTGCTACCGCAACAGTAGGTCAGTTTGATGGTTTAGTAACTTTAATGTGTACTGCTTCAGGTTCATCTAACTCACCTGTATTCGTATCTGCTTCAGCTGTAACTTCAGCTTCAGTAATTAATGAACTTCAGAAAGTAGTTAATGCTATTCCTTCTGCAGTATATGGTAAAGAAGATTTAAGTATCTATGTACCTGCTAACATCGTTAAAGCTTATGCTTTCGCTTTAGGTACTGCTAACTACCAATTTGGTGCTTATGTAGGTGGTAAGCCATTAGATTTCTTAGGAATACCTCTTCAATACTGCCCTGGTTTAGCTTCTAACACAATGGTAGCCGCACAAAAATCTAACTTATTCTTCGGTACAGCGTTAAAAGCTGACTTCAACGAAGTAAGAGTGTTAGATATGAGTGATTTAGATGGTTCACAAAACGTAAGATTTGTGATGCGCTATGCAGCTGGTGTTCAGTTCGGTGTTGGTTCAGATATTGTAGCTTACAAGAACTGCTAATTAGCATAAAATAATGGATGGTTGGTGGTTACCCTCCTAAAAACAAAACCTCATTTTTTTTTAAAAATAAATTAAATTATTAAAATATGCCTTGCGATATTACATTAGGTAGAAATGAACCGTGTAAAGACTCCGTTGGTGGTTTAAGAGCAGTATTCTTCCAAAACTTCAGTCAAATTTATACTGGTTCTCTAGTTGGTGGAACAGGAAGTTTATCTGACACAATCAATGGTGGCTTCTCAGGTTCAACCGTATATAATTACGAGTTAAAAGGTAACTCAACCTACACTGAAACCATCGTAACCTCAAGAGATAATGGTACTACTGCCTTCCAACAAGTATTAGTATTGAACCTTAAATCATTAGATGCAACTACAACTAAACAGTTAAAGTTGTTAGCTTATGGTCGTCCACAAATCTTTGTTCAAACAAACAAAGGTGATACCCTATTAGTAGGTCGTATCAATGGTGCTGATGTAACTGAAGGAACAATTGCTGAAACTGGTGCTTCATTAGGTGATAAGTACGGATATAGCTTGACGTTTACTGGATTAGAGTCTTTACCTGCTAACTATGTTAGTGGTTCAACAGTTGCTAACGCATTTGCTGGATTAGGTTCTCAAGCTCCAACAGTAGTTACAGGTACTAACTAGTACTACTAGAGGATTTATTATATATCCCATTTACAGTGTTTACTAAGATTTAGGTCATCCTTTTTGGATGGCCTATTTCTTTGTCATATATTTATTTTTGCCGTATTCAGCCACGGTTTATAGTATATTTTATCTAATCGGACCGCTGTTCTCTACAGTGGTCCCTTTTTTAGACTAAATCATCAATTTGTGGTTATATCATTATGATAGTAATTCAACCAGTAACATCTTCTCAATCATTTGCTATTAGAGTAAGAGAGACATCATCAGTGTCACCTATATCTTACAAAATTAAATTAGTAAGTGAAGATACAAATGTGTCATCATCTATTATTCCGACAGCGTCATTTAATAGCAATGATTTTTTAACTGTTACTGCATCATTTAATTTAACAAATAATGGATTTTACTATATGCAATTATTCCAAATGTCAGGCTCAACTGAAGTACAAGAGCTATACTCAGGTGAAATGTTATATTCATCTGCTTCAGCTTATACTGCTTCAACTCCTGACTTTATAACATATACAGGATCAAACAACGAATATATAATTTATTAAGTTTATGAATCAATCAACAAAAAACTTTATATCAGTAGTTAACCTAACAAACTACATTCAACCTAAGGTTAACGAACAAAGTGCTAGTGGTAAAAGAACGCCTTGGGTAGAATATGGCATTTATGGTACTGATGATTTTTTTGGTGTTATTACTGAAAAGTATGAAACATCAACTACAAATGCTGCTTGTGTAGATGCAACTTCAAATCTAATCTATGGTAAGGGATTAAAATCAAAAGATCCAAATGTGGATACTATGATTTATAATTTATTAGCAGACAAAGACTTAAATAAAGCTATTTTTGATCTTAAACTTTATGGTAACGCAGCGTTTCAACTTATATATTCTGAAGATGGTTCTAGTATAGAAGAAATAGTACACGTACCAGTCCAAACATTACGTTCAGGAAAAGTAAATATTAGAGGTGAAATCGATTGTTATTACTATTCACCTGATTGGAGTGCTAAAAAAGTAGCTTATGAAGAAATACCTGCATACACTAAGAGTGAAGGTACTCCTACATCTGAAATTTATTACATTAAGCCTTACAAACCAGGTAAATTCTATTATGGATTGCCTGATTGGTATCCCTCATTACAATACACCTCAGTTGAGAGTGAATTATCTAATTTACACATCAACAACATATTAAATGGTTTTATGCCACTTACTATGATTAACTTCAACAATGGTATTCCACCAATTGAAGAAAGAGAGCAATTAGAAGCAGCATTAAAACAAAAATTTGTTGGTTCATCTAATGCAGGTAAGTTTGTAATGAATTTTAACGATAATAAAGAAAATGCTACAACAATTGATGCTTTACAAGTAGATAATTTACACGACAAATATCAGTTTTTGTCTGAAGAAGCAGCTCGTAGAATTATGGTTGCTCACAGAATTACTACTCCATTATTGTTTGGTTTACGTGAACGTGGTCAGGGCTTTAGCTCAAATGCTGAAGAAATGAAGGTTGGATTTGAAATATTCCAATCAATGGTAGTAACTCCTTTCCAACAAATGATAATTGATGCAATTGAAGATATCTTCTATTACAATGGTGTAACTGAAGCTCAATTGTACTTTGATCCATTGTTACCTTTAGGTTTCTTAACTGAAATGCAATACCAAGTAGGTGATAACGCAGTAAATAGAAACATTACTGAATCACAAGAAGGTGAACAACAAGAAGGTTCAGCAAGACAAATTAGTGGTTTACCTGATTTAGATGATAATGATGATAATCCAATTGGTGACACTACTGACGATAGAGTGATTGATGGTTATACATCACCAAGTCAATATGGTAATAAGCCATTTGCAATGACTGCTTTAAATAAATTAGAATTCGAAGTAATAAAATAAATAAGAAATGTTAAACATTTTATTCATAAAAAGAGATGATATTACCAAACGTACGCCTTATGGTGGTAATATTGATCCAGACAAATTAGTACCGTTTATTAAAACGTCTCAAGACAAATACATTTTACCTGTTTTAGGTACTGTATTGTTTAATAAATTACAAACTATTATTGCTGATGGTACTGTAGGTAATGTTGCTAATGCCTCATATAAACTATTATTAGACAACTATATAACTGATTGTCTAGTTTACTATGCTGTTGTTGAGTCATTACCTTTCCTTTCCTATAACATTTCTAA